ATGCTTCTACAGCAACTACTCTCCAGAATGCTAGGACAATCGGTGGTGTATCCTTTGATGGATCCGCTAACATCAACCTTCCAGGTGTCAATGCTGCTGGTAACCAAGATACAAGTGGTACTGCTGCAATAGCAACAACAGTAACAGTTGCTGATGAGTCATCTGACACCTCATGTAATGTCCTCTTTACAACTGCTGCAACTGGTAACCTTGCACCTAAGAGTGGCACAAATCTAACATTCAATTCAGATACTGGAGTCTTAACTGCTACTGGATTCGCTGGTCCTATCACTGGAGAAGTAACTGGTAACGCAGCAACAGCAACGAAACTAGCAACAGCAAGAAACATTGGTGGTGTATCATTCGATGGTAGTGCTGCAATTAACCTTCCAGGTGTCAATGCTGCTGGTAATCAGGACACTTCAGGAAACGCAGCAACCGCAACCACTGCTGCTGCATTAACCACTGCAAGGACAATCGGTGGCACATCATTTGATGGTAGTGCTAATATCGCTGTAGGACTTGCTGCAACTGCAACTGCCTTAGCATCAGCAAGGACAATTGGTGGCACATCATTCGATGGCACAGCAAATATTACACCTGCTACTGCTACTCAGGCAGCAAACCTAGCAAACCATAATACTGCTGCACTTGCAGAAGGCACAAATCTTTACTATACAGAAGCAAGAGTCCAAGACAAACTCGACAATGCTTATGAGCAATTAAGAGCAATGTTGAATAATCTTGCTACTGCTACAACCCTAACATTAAATCTCTCTGGAGACCCAACACCTGGATCCGTTGTAACTCTCGGATCCATTACTAATGACGGTGTAGGTGGATTCAGTAACGGCACTGGAGTCGCAACTTCTGGAGGCACAGGTAGTGGTTTAACAGTTAATACTACCACAAGTGGTGGAGTCATCACTGCAATCGCTCTGAATGCTGCTGGTAGTGGTTACCTAGTCGGAGATACCCTAACGATAACAAACGCTGCTGCTGGCGGTGTTAAGACAGTTAACGGTGCAACCTTAACTGCTGGCACAGGATATACATCTGGCACTAACATTGCTGCTACAGGTGGTGATGGATCCAGTCTTACAGTTGATATCACAGCATCTTCTGGAGGTGTTACTGGAGTCACAGTTAACACTGCTGGTACTGGATACGCTGCTGGAAACACAATCACGATTGCTAACGCTAACGCATCTGGTATTAAGACTACAGGAAACGTTAGTGCTGCTGATGCAGCAAGGACTCCTGGTACTTACACCATCGGTGCTTCTGATTACTCTACTCAGAATTCTGGTAGTGCAGCAACCTTTACGGTTGTAGTCGCAGTTGGTGGTGGAGCAACTATTACCGTCACTGATGACGGCACAGGATTCGTTGCTAATGAAACAATTACTATTGCTGACGCACAATTAGGTGGCGGTGGTGCTGCTGTCCTCACCTTTGATGCTACAGCAATTCATGGTAACGGTGCAACGATTGACATTGCTACCGTATTTGTTAATGCAACCTTCGCACTTTCTGACATCACAACGATGGAAGTTGGAGCGACTGTAACAGGAAGCACATCTGGTACAACTGGAGTTATAACTGCTCTTGGTACCAATGCAATAACAGTTGATAATGTAGATGGATTCTTCAAGAAAGGAGAAACCGTTGGTGCTAATGATGTAACTAACTTGACTATTTCCTCATTCGCTTAAAATAAATGTC